CCATGTTCTCTTTCAGGCGGCGGGTCTGCTCATCAAAGCCTTTCGTGGCGATATCGTTCGCCGCCTGTAAGGCCCCGGCCTCATCACCGGAACGCTGCAGCTGCGCAACATACGCAATCTGCTCTGCCGTCACGTTACGGAACTGGCGCGCCATCGCCATCAGTCCCGACGTCGGGTCAGTGGTCAGCTTCCCGAAGGCTTCAGCGACTTTATCCACCTCCACACCGGATGCAGACGCAAAACGCGCGACACTCTGGTTGATGGCATCAAACTGTTCACCACCACGCACACCGGCATTCACCAGGGCTGCCAGTGACTCTCTCGCCTGGTTAAACGTCAGCCCTGCCGCCTGCCCGGCTCTGGACAGGACCAGCATGCGATCTGCCGTCAGACCCGACTGATTGCCGGAAAGGACCAGCGTTTTGTTGAAATCGGACAGGGTTGAGTTGCCCTGATACCAGGCATACGCCAGCGCACCGGTCGCCACCGCCAGCGAGGTGGCCCCGACCATCGGCAGGGTGATCGCACCGGCAAGCCCCCTGAACATGGGGATCATCCCGCCGAAGGAGTCCTTCACCTGACCACCCTGTTGCAGCAGGATCAGCCACGGACTTTGCCCGCCTGCAAGCTGCGTGACCACGTCGGTGAACTGCGCAGGCAGCATACGCATGGCAGCTTTATACTGCCCGACGGAAATCCCCGCTTTCTGTGCAGCCAGTGCCTGTCGGCTCAGCGACTGTTCAACGACTGCCGCTGTTTTTTTCGCATCACTTTCCGTACCGGAAAAATGACGCCTGACTCTGGCCATCTGCTCGTCAAATCTGGCCGCATCCAGACTTAAATCAACGACCAGATCGCCTACCGGTTCAGCCATACCGGATTCCTCCTGCGATCCCTTCTGATACTGTCATCAGCATTACGTCATCCTCCGTCATGTCCGCCACATCCGGGGAAACGGGGATAACTTCATTCCCGTCCGGGCCAAAACGAACGCCTCCGGCAAGCCCTGCCGCTTTCTGCATCAGCACATCATCTTCAGGCTCTTCGTCAGCCTCACGCCGGTTCAGCAGACTGAAATCCAGCGGATGCATATCCGGATCGCTGAAAAACAGGCTGAGCACGGTGTACGTCAGCCCGGAAAAGTGCATATCCAGCAGAACATCATGAAAATAATGGGTACTGTAAAAGCGGTGCCAGTCGGCATACTCCGTGGATGACATCCCGGCAAGCATGGCACGCCAGTCGGGTCGCCCCATCTCGCGCGCCAGTTTCAGGGCAAAACTCAGCTCACCGTCGAACACTTTCCCGCAGAAACAGGCTCTGCAGGCCCGGCGTCCTCTGCCTGTTCAGGGGCATCATTCACCACAAACTCATACATACCGGACAGCCGGTACACCACGTTTTCAGCATGAGAAATTGCCTCCGCGGGCCAGGTGGTAAGCACTTCCTGCTCAATCTGTTTAACGGCTTCATTCATGGACGGCATCTGCGTCTTCTTCGGATGGTTATGCCACAGGGACATCGCCACCACAAAAGCGCCGGTTCTGATGGCGTCTTCCACAGTAAACTTCCGGTTGCTGTCTGACTCCGCCTGTTCTGCCTGCCGTTTCATCAGGGCGAGATGCTCAATACGCTGCAGGGCTGACAGTTCAGAAAGCGTGACGGTCACGCCGTTATGTTCAAATGATTCGGTTTTCAGGAACATCGCTGATTCTCCGGATTAACTGGCGGTGACGTTGATTTCTGCAACCGCAGCAAACTCACCATTACCGGATACGACCGGAATGTTGACCTTGCCTGCAGCAACACCTTTCACGGTGATGGTCATACCACTGACCGACACGGTGGCTTTTGTTTTATCCGCAGACACCGCACGGAAGCTCTTGTCGGTTGCGCCTTCCGGCTGGAATGCCACGGTCAGCGTCGTGCTCTGCCCTTTCACCACCGAGGTGCTGGCAGGCGTCACGGTCATGCCGGTTGCCGCTGTTACCGTGCTGCGATCTTCTGCCATCGACGGACGTCCCACGTTGGTGACTTTCACCGTGCGGGTGATCACTTCCTTCGCCGTCACCGCCTTACCGATACTGCTGACCCAGCCGCGGAACACATCGACCGTGCCGTTCGGGAAGCGGATTTTATAGGCACGGGTATCACCTTCATTAAACCACGCCAGCAGCGCCTGCTGCCCCTGCTCTCCGGGCATCCACGCCAGCGTGAAGCTGGTATCTCCAGCGGATTTCTGCCCCTGTCCGGTCGCGGCCCAGTCCGCATCTTCATCATCGAGATAACTGTCGTCATAGGACTCAGCGGTCAGTTCTCCGGGCGTCAGGTCTTTAACCTTTGCCAGACGCGACCAGTCATTGTCTGAAAGCGGGTTTGCATATGGGTCGCCGTTCCCGTTATAAACCCACAGTGTGGTCCCGGCCCCTTTCACCGGTGCCAGAGGATTTGGTGTTGGCATATCGTCCTCACATTTCATAGGTAATGACATAAGTCAGATCGGCTGAACTCCACAGGCCCGCATCATCGTCGCGCCGGTAGTCATAGCCACTGGCCACCATACTGGTGATCAAATCTGACAGTGCCGGGATATCGCTCATCACCGGATAAATCCGGGACTCCATCCACGCATCCAGCTCTGAATCCGGCACCTGAGCAGGCAGGAAAACTTCGATATGCAGCTCCGCCTGCCAGGTATCGCTGTCCAGCTCTTCGCCCGTGTATTCAGCGCCGGTGAGATAAACGGCAACTGCCGGAAAATCCGCCTCATCAAAAACAGCGGGGCGACCATCAAAAAACGTCGCCCCGGTGTCATGCTTCTCCAGTGCATCCAGTACGGCTGCACGGAGTTCAGTATGTTTCATCGCTTTATTACCATCCTCAGTTGATGCTGCAGCGCATAGCCCAGCTCTTTCGGAAGACGTTCACGCCGTATCCGCTCAATATTTTGTTTAAACGCCGTGGTCAGCGGCACCGCCATCGGGATTTTCACTACATCAATGGGGTAACGGTTTTTCCCGGCCACACGCTGCATGACATGCCACCGGCCATTTTTCAGTTGCTGAATAAACGCGCCGGGAATACGACGGTTACCCACCACAAGCACGCTGCCGCCACCTTTCAGGGATGAACGCTGCCCCTTTTTACGACGCCTGCGTCGGGACAGGACAATCCGCGCGTTACCCAGCTTTATTACGGGCAAATCCCCCCGGTTAACCTTGATTCTGGCCTGCGGATTTTTGACCGTGGCCCTTTTCAGCCTGGCCCTTTCCTTTACCAGTTTCCGGCGTACCTTTGTCTCACGGGCAACCTGTGACGCCGACTGCGATATCGCGGATGAAGCAACGCGGTTAATAGCCATTGCGGCGGCACCGGGCACCGCCGTTCTGCTGATACGGCTGAGGTTTTCAACGGCCTGCTCAAGACCTTTTATGGCCATACATCCCCCTTTCAGCGGCGACGGTTAACGGCAGGCGGTACGCCCCGCCCAAGCCAGAGATGACAGCTTCCGCCATCATCCGGCGAAATCCGGTCTATCCAGAAGTTTTCCTCACCGATGGTCAGCGTGTCGCCGCGCCGCAGCTGCCGCACATCATCAGTCCGGACAAACAGGGACGGGCTGGAGCCTTCAACGCGCACGCCCTGTCCGGCATAGCTGATATTTTCAGGGTCATCAAAAACACCACGTATTACTGCGCCGGACTGCTCACCGGATGTCATGGTGGCTGACGTTCCCATGTACCCGCGTATCGTTTCATCGGCGCGGGCAATGGCAGCATCGAACAGGTTATCGAAATCAGCCACAGCGCCTCCCGTTATTGCATTCTGGCCAGGCCACGTTCTGTCATTTCGGCTGCCACACCGGCAGAGACACGAAACGCCGTTCCCGGCAGCACAAATGCCACAGGTTCATCCCGCGTGGCGTGAAGTGCATCAGTATGCAGCTTCACCAGTGCCACGACCGTGACCAGTTCAGACGTATCCAGAATCACGGTATCCGGCTGCGCTGATCCCACCTCATTTTCATGTCCGGTCAGCACATTTTCCCGGCTGAGAGGGGTGTCCTGACCGGCAGTTTCATCCGTGTCATCAAGCTCCTCTTCCAGCTCTGCCACACGGAGCGCCAGTTCTTCTTTCGTCCCCGTCAGGCTGACATCACGGTTCAGTTGTTCACCCAGCGAGCGGAGACGGGCAATCAGTTCATCTTTCGTCATGGACTCCTCCACAGAGAAACAATGGCCCCGAAGGGCCATGATTACGCCAGTTGTACGGACACGAACTCATCAGGGTCAGCCAGCAGCATCAGCGGTGCTGACTGAATCATGGTGAACTCACGCGCCGGATCGCCGGTGGTCACCCAGTTTTTCGGGTAACGGGCAGAGGCGTTAATGCCTTCGCGCTGTGCGTCCGCATCCTGAATGCAGCCATAGGTGCGCAGACCGCGTGCCTGAGTGTTCCCCAGCACCATCGTGTTGTCCGGCAGGAAGTTCTTTTTGACGCCGTTTTCCACGTACTGTCCGGAATACACGACGATGGCCACATCGCCATACATCCCCTTATAGGACACCGCTTTGCCCAGGTCTTTCACCGCTGTCTCCAGCTCGGAATTAGAGCCACGACGGGTATCCAGCTTCTCCCTGACGGCTTTGAAGGAACGGAACAGCGCCCAGCCTTTCGGATCGAACACGATGATATTCACCACGCCGCTGGCGTTCAGCGCGTAGGCTTCGATATCGTCGGTCGGGTCATACGTGGACTTGTCACGCTTGCTCCACTCCGTGCCGCCGGACTGCGTGATGTTATTCTCCTCACTGCGGCCCATATCCACCTCAACCGGATCGAAGGCTTCACCGGTCATGGTGTATTTGCCCTTAAGCACGGCAGAAACTGCCTGCATCTCTTCGACCTGAGCAATGGCCAGCTCTTCGTCACGCATGTTCTGCATGATGATGCGACGGCGGCGGTAAGCCGGGTCCGCCAGATTCTGCGGATCTTCATCCGGCAGGCGACGCAGGGTCATTTGCGGATTCACTTCATGCTTCGGCTTGACATATCCCGGCGTAAATTCAGAGGTGGAGCCGCCACGGGAACGGATAACCTCACCGGAAACAATCGGCGAAACGTACAGCGCCATGTTTACCAGTCCCGGAATTTGTGAGAGATAGACTTTCTCCGTGGTGAAGGGATAGCTCTCACGGAAAAAGAGATGCAGAAACAGCGGATCAAACTTAAATTTCTGCTCATTTGCCGCCAGCAGCTGGGCGGTTGTGTACATCGACATAAAAAAATCCCGTAAAAAAAGCCGCACAGGCGGCCTTTAGTGATGAAGGGTAAGGTTAAACGATGCTGATTGCCGTTCCGGCAAACGCGGTCCGTTTTTTCGTCTCATCGCTGGCAGCCTCCGGCCAGAGCACATCCTCATAACGGAACGTGCCGGACTTGTAGAACGTCAGCGTGGTGCTGGTCTGGTCAGCATCAACCGCCAGAATGCCAACGGCAGCACCGTCGGTGGTGCCATCCCACGCAACCAGCTTACGGGTGGAGGTGTCCAGCATCAGCGGGGTCATTGCAGGCGCTTTCGCACTCAATCCGCCGGGCGCGGTTGCGGTATGAGCCGGGTCACTGTTGCCCAGCGGCTGGTAATGGGTAAAGGTTTCTTTGCTCGTCATAAACATCCCTTACACTGGTGTGTTCAGCAAATCGTTAACGGCATCAGATGCCGGGTTACCTGCAGCCAGCGGTGCCGGTGCCCCCTGCATCAGACGATCCAGCGCAGTGTCACTGCGCGCCTGTGCACTCTGTGGTGCTGCGGCCAGAATGCGGCGGGCCGTTTCCACGGTCATTCCGGGGGTTTCTGCCAGCACGCGTGCCTGTTCTTCGCGTCCGTGAGCCTCCTCACAGTTGAGGATCCCCATAATGCGGCTGTTTTCTGCCGCAACCGCTGCGGTGATCTGCGCGTTCACGTCCGGCTGCGCCGCGCTGGCGTTTTCGCCCTCCGTCGCTGACACCACGTCAGTAACATCAGCCTGCGAAGCAGTGGCTGAAACAGTTGTTGATTGAGTCTCTTTGGTCATTCGCCCTCCTGAGAGACGGGGTTTACGTGCATCCAGTGCATCACGCATGACGGTGATCGCATCGGTGCTGTTAACAAGTTCATCAGCCAGTCCGGCATCAATGGCCTCCTGACCGCTGTACACTGCAGCCTCTGTATCCAGCACAGCCTGCACGGACAGGCCGGTATATGCCGACACCTTCTGCGCAAACATCTGGCGGGTTGCATCCATCCGGGACTGCAGTGTCTCCCGGACGTCATCCGGAAGATGGCTGTAGGGATTGCCATCCACCTTATGGCTGCCGCTGTAAATCAGCGTGATTTCCACGCCCTGTTTCTCCAGCGCAGCACCGTAATTACTGTGAGCCATCATGACGCCGATGGAGCCTGTCCGGGCGGTCTGCGTGACCAGACGCCGGGAGGCGGCACTGGCAAGCAGCTGACCTGCACTGCAGTTCATGTCGTTGGCCAGCGCCCATACCGGTTTTATGTCACGCACACGGGCGATGATGTCAGCGCAGTCAAATGCCCCCGCCACCATCCCGCCGGGCGTGTCCATATCGAGCAGAATGCCGTCCACCATCGGATCGCTGGCAGCCTGTTGCAGACGGGCGATAATGCCGTTGTAACCGGTCATCCCCGAATACGGCTGCAGCGCCCGCGTCCGGCTGACCAGCGTGCCGGACACCGGCAGCACGGCGATGCCGTTCATGACCTGATAACTGCGGGCCTGTCGTGGTCCGTCATCATCACCGGATAACGCCAGCGTCGCGGGTGCCTCTCCGGCAGCCAGGCTGTCACCGGACACCGCATCTGTCAGGCGGCTGATCCCAAGCTGGCCTGCAAGCGCACAAAAGAAAACCCGCGCATAGGCGGGTTCAAGCATCAGCGGCTCATTAAAGGCCATGCTGGCAATATGCGGGAGATTACGCAGCTCTGCTGTCACTCTTCTCCTCCTCTGTTGATTGTCGCAGCCCGGATTCAAATGCCGCAGCCGCCCAGGCGGGCGGTTTAAGACCAGCCGCGCGGCGCTCCATCGTTTCACGGACCTGCTGGGCAAAAATTTCCTGATAGTCGTCACCGCGTTTCGCGCACTCTTTCTCGTAGGTGCTCAGCCCGGCTTCTATCAGCATCACCGCTTCCTGTACTTCTTTCAGACCATCGATGGCCATACGACCGGAGCCTATCCAGTCGCAGTTCCCCCAGGCACTGCGGGCTTCCTGAAAACTGAAGCGCGCTTTTGAAGGTAACGTCACCACGCGGCGAACGATGGCCTCTTCCAGCCAGCACAGAAACATCTGGCTCGCCTGACGGGATGCGACGAATTTTCGCCGCCCCATAAAGTGCGCCCACGACTCGTTCGCGCTGGCCCGTGCCGTGGAGTAGCTCATATGGGCGTAATTCCGGGAAAGCTGCTCATACGAGACACCCAGCCCGGCAGCGATATACCGCAGCAGTGACTGCTCAAAAACGGAGTAGCCGTTATCCGTGTCCTGAGCCGTCTGCAGGTTGAGTGAATCACCCGGCATCAGGTGTGGCACTTTTGCGCCTCCCAGCCGGACCGGCGCTGCGGCGTAATACGCGGCAATTTCACCAATCCAGCCCGTCAGCCTTTCCCGCTGCTCCTGACTGTTAGCACCCAGAATAAAATCCATCGCTGACTGCGTATCCAGCTCACTTTCAATGGTGGCGGCATACATCGCCTTCACAATGGCGCTCTGCAGCTGCGTGTTCTGCAGCGTGTCGAGCATCTTCATCTGCTCCATCACGCTGTAAAACACATTTGCACCGCGGGTCTGCCCGTCCTCCACGGGTTCAAAAACGTGAATGAACGAGGCGCGCCCGCCGGGTAACTCACGGGGTATCCATGTCCATTTCTGCGGCATCCAGCCAGGATACCCGTCCTCGCTGACGTAATATCCCAGCGCCGCACCGCTGTCATTAATCTGCACACCGGCACGGCAGTTCCGGCTGTCGCCGGTATTGTTCGGGTTGCTGATGCGCTTCGGGCTGACCATCCGGAACTGTGTCCGGAAAAGCCGCGACGGACTGGTATCCCAGGTGGCCTGAACGAACAGTTCACCGTTAAAGGCGTGCATGGCCACACCTTCCCGAATCATCATGGTAAACGTGCGTTTTCGCTCAACGTCAATGCAGCAGCAGTCATCCTCGGCAAACTCTTTCCATGCCGCTTCAACCTCGCGGGAAAAGGCACGGGCTTCTTCCTCCCCGATGCCCAGATAGCGCCAGCTTGGGCGATGACTGAGCCGGAAAAAAGACCCGACGATATGATCCTGATGCAGCTGGATGGCGTTGGCGGCATAGCCGTTATTGCGTACCAGATCGTCTGCGCGGGCATTGCCACGGGTAAAGTTGGGCAGCAGGGCTGCATCCACACTTTCACTCGGTGGGTTCCACGCCCGCAACTGCCCACCAAATCCGCTGCCACCGCCGTGATAACCGGCATATTCGCGCAGCGATGTCATGCCGTCCGGCCCCAGAAGGGTGGGAATGGTGGGCGTTTTCATACATAAAATCCTGCAGGTCCCCTGCGTCGCTGTGTCATGCCGGTCTGCACTTCCAGCTCTGCAATATACTTTTTCAGGTCAGACACGGAAGTGGCCGTAAACTCCACTCGCCGTCCGTCTTTCTGTACTGTTGCCACCCGTTTACCTGTCATCAGGTCATGCAGTGCCGCACGGGCAGCGGCAAGTTCTTCCTGTCGCGTCATTCATCCTCTCCGGATAAGGCACGGGCGTAATCTGCCAGTGTTTTCTTGTTGGTTGCTGTACCATCTTCTTCCTGCAGGCTCGCCAGCAGTGCACTGAGATCCAGCTGCCAGCGGGAAATACTGATGCGCAGCGCCGCCAGCGCATAAACGAAGCAGTCGAGTGCTTCATTGCGTCGCTTTTTGCTGTCCCACTAGTATTTTTTTTCCTGCCATCCTACCCATTTTTCGACCTGCTCTTCAGCTGTCAGCTGCTGCGCTTCGGTCAGATCAAAAATATCCGGGTTATTGGGGAAGTGAACGGCACCGGGAAGCGGTTCATCCCCTTCCGGCGTCAGTGTGAAGCGGTTATAAATCTGCTCTTTCGCGGTATCCGTACCAATTTCGGTAAGGTAAACCCCGTTTTTGTTTCGCTTACGTGGCATGCTGGCCACAGGCTTTCCGTAGACGGATGCCCCTTTAATGGGGATCACCCGGAACAGCCCATGCTTTTTCGAGCGTTCATACACAATGGTCGGGTCAATCCCGCCAGTATCCCAGCAGATACGGGATACCGACATTTCTGCACCATTCCGGCGGGTATAGGTTTTATTGATGGCCTCATCCACACGCAGCAGCGTCTGTTCATCATCGTGGCGGCCCATAATAATCTGCCGGTCAATCAGCCAGCTTTCCTCACCCGGCCCCCATCCCCATACGCGCATTTCGTAGCGATCCAGCTGGGAGTCGATACCGGCAGTCAGGTAAGCCACACGGTCAGGAACGGGCGCTGAATAATGCTCTTTCCGCTCTGCCATCACTTCAGCATCCGGACGTTCACCAATTTTCGCCTCCCACGTCTCACCGAGCGTGGTGTTCACGAAGGTTTTACGTTTTCCCGTATCCCCTTTCGTTTTCATCCAGTCTTTGACAATCTGCACCCAGGTGGTGAACGGGCTGTACGCCGTCCAGATGTGAAAGGTCACGCAGTCCGGCGGCTCAATCTCTTCACCGGATGACGAAAACCAGAGAATGCCATCACGGGTCCAGATCCCGGTCTTTTCGCAGATATAACGGGCATCAGTAAAGTCCAGCTCCTGCTGGCGGATGACGCAGGCATTATGCTCGCAGAGATAAAACACGCTGGAGGGGTCATCCGGCGTCCATTTGAGGCCAAACGGCGTCTCTTTGTCGCCAAATTTAAGATACTGCTCCTCCCCGCAGTGCGGGCAGGCAACATGAAAACGCATAAAATGCGGGGATTCACTGGCTGCACGCTCAATCTGGCAGGTGCCTCTCACTTTGGGCGTGGAGCCACGGATGGACTTTGGCCAGACCGAGCCTTCAATACGTTTGTCGCCAAGGAACGTCGGAGAGCCTTCCTGTTCAATATCCTCATCAAAGGCAGCAAGTTCATCATAACCCGCCACATCCACCGACTTTTCACGGTAGTTTTTTGCCGCTTTACCGCCCAGGCACCAGAAGCCACGACCATTGGAAAAACGCTTCATAGTGAGCGTGTTATCCCGGTGCTTTTTGCCATACCACGGAGCCAGCGCCAGCAGCGACGGAATATCGCGGATGGTCGGCTCAACGTGGGTTTTCATAAAGTTCTCGGCATCACCATCCGTCGGCAACCAGATAAGGGTGTTGCGCTGCTTATGCTCTATAAAGTAGGCATAAACACCCAGCAGCATTTTGGAATAACCGACACGGGCAGACTTCACCACATTCACCTCACGGATGTAGTCGCTGCCCATCGCATTCATGATGGCCCGCTGAAAGGGCAGTGTTTCCCAGCGCCCTTCCTGGTATGCGGATTCTTTTGGAAGATAGTAACTGGCATCCGCCCATTCAACGGCGGTCTGTGGCTCCGGCCTGAACAGTGAGCGAAGCCCGGCGCGGACAAAATGCCGCAGCCTGTTAACCTGACTGTTCGATATATTCACTCAGCAACCCCGGTATCAGTTCATCCAGCGCGGCTGCTTTGTTCATGGCTTTGATGATATCCCGTTTCAGGAAATCAACATGTCGGTTTTCCAGTTCCGGAAAACGCCGCTGCACCGACAGGGGGATACCCGTCGAGAATACTGGCAATTTCACCTGCGATCCGCGACAGCACGAAAGTACAGAATGCGGTTTCCACCACTTCAGCGGAGTCTCTGGCATTTTTCAGCTCCTGTGCGTCGGCCTGCGCACGCGTAAGTCGATGGCGTTCGTACTCAATAGTCCCTGGCTGGAGATCTGTCTCGCTAGCCTGCCGCAGTTCTTCAACTTCCCGGCGTAGCTTTTCGTTCTCAATTTCAGCATCCCTTTCGGCATACCATTTTATGACGGCGGCAGAGTCATAAAGCACCTCATTACCCTTGCCACCGCCTCGCAGAACGGGCATTCCCTGTTCCTGCCAGTTCTGAATGGTACGGATACTCGCACCGAAAATGTCAGCCAGCTGCTTTTTGTTGACTTCCATTGTTCATTCCACGGACAAAAACAGAGAAAGGAAACGACAGAGGCCAAAAAGCTCGCTTTCAGCACCTGTCGTTTCCTTTCTTTTCAGAGGGTATTTTAAATAAAAACATTAAGTTATGACGAAGAAGAACGGAAACGCCTTAAACCGGAAAATTTTCATAAATAGCGAAAACCCGCGAGGTCGCCGCCCCGTAACCTGTCGGATCGCCGGAAAGGACCCACGAAAATGATAATAATTATCATCTACATGAGGTTTATCACGACATGTGTGTACGCCATCAAACCACGAGAAATAATCAATTATTACGCAGGTATCGTATTAATTGATCTGCATCAAATTAGCGTAAAAGCAACTTCAGATAATACAAATCAGCAACACTGAATACGGGGCAACATTATGTCATCAAAGAACAGAACCCGCAGAACAACAACCCGCAACATCCGATTTCCAAACCAGATAATTGAACAAATTAACATCGCTCTTGACCTGAAAGGTTCAGGTAATTTTTCAGCGTGGGTTATTGAAGCCTGCAGAAGAAGATTAATTAATGAAAAATATTCTCAATTTGTACCCAACAAAGACAAACACGACCAGAGCACCTGTTCAGACAGGTTTACTTAAACGACTTATATATGACACAAAAAGCGACCACTAAAGTCGCTTTTTCTTATGGTAACAGGCAATAACTCTCTCAGATATTTTTTAGCATTTTTTTGACCGCGCGTTTCCGGACGTATTCTGTTCTCCTGTCCCTTTATATCGTCGGAATACCCGCCGCTCTTCAAATCCCATTCCCAACTCAGAATGTAGTCTGTTGACCGCTTGTTTTATTTCGGTCAGGTTCACCGGTGAAACCGGAGTCCGGCGCGCCTTACGCAAACACTCTGCTCGTTTCTGTGCCGCCACTTTTCTTTTCTGGTCATCACTTAGCTGTACCATCACTTTTGCCCATCGTTCAGCTGCTCTCCGGTACAGTCCTTTTTTCTCCAGACATTCTGCCACGTGATCATGTAGCATAAGTGACCTCCGATTATCTACAGACTGCCATCCTGAATTTACCTTCCCTTAATGAAATAACAATAAAAAACAAGCCACGCAAAAACAATAAAACAACACACAAAAAAAACTAAATAATAAACAAAAATAATCACCTTATTTTATTATTTTTTGAGGGAGCAATTACTGAACAAAAAACGCTGACTATATACTCAAAACCAAACAACTATTCTGCCAATCAGGTATCATGGCAACACACGGAATTACCGTGTTTTTGCCTTCTCTGCCCATACAATACGGGCATATACTTCATTCTCTATTGTAATATTTCTATCCATGTGCCCCACTCCATTTACCTGTAAATAATATTCAAAATATTTATCACAGAAATCGTTTTTGGCCATGAACTGAGCACACTATAAAGTCCGGAACTGACTCTTTGTTAAATTACCTTAACGTTACCAGTAACACCTTCATAACAAAACATCACGGTATACACTGGGTACGGATATATTCCTGTGCTCCTTCCAGTTGCTTCTGCATTGCCATCAGCCGTTCTCTGAGGATGAAATAATCCCGTTCAGCGGTGTCTGCCAGTCGGGGGCCGGTTGCATTATCCACGCCGGAGGTGCCGGTGGCTTCACGCACGGTACCGGAGCAGGTGGCGTTGATCCGCAGGCGCTTACGACCAGCGGCAACATCAGCACGCAGAGTTTCATTTTCAGCTCTCGCATCGGCTAATTCCCTCGAGTATCTGGCATCAAGTGCAGCGACATCACGCTGGCGTATCTGCATATCAGTAATTGTCGCGTTCGCCAGCTCCAGCTCACTGGCTTTTTTATCGCGCTGCTCTTTGTAGATGATGGCGTGATCACGGTAATGATTCAGCCCCAGACTAAGCGCACCACAGGCCACCAGCAGGACAATGATAACCACGCACAGAACACGGTTCATATCACCACCAACGGATTGCCCAGACCAGAACAGCAATGGCCACAATACGAATGGCAAAAGCTGCCGCTCTTGTTAAATCCAGACTGGCTGGCGTCTCCACTTCAATGCCTTTCATAATGGACAACCTCAGAAAGAATCTTTTATACTTCCTCACAGGGAAAGTACCTCCCTACCCATAATTTCTCCCTTGCCTTACTCAAGGTCAGAAAACACAAAACCCCGCTTGCTGCCAACAAACGGGGTTTTTACTTTTATTCACTTAGGTTTTACCAGTTTTCAGGATTTCGTGTTATCCACCCGCGTTGGCCAACGTCATTTTTCAGGAAAATATTCTGCTATCTGTCGATGTCCCAGCACGCCAGCGCGCTCTCCTGGTCACGCCGTGAGACCTGACCGTAGCAATTATTTGAACGGATACGGCAGTCTCTGCCACCGTCCTTAATCCACCAGCGAATCGCCTCACAGGCACCTTTTCGATCGCCTGCATTAATTCGTTTATAAAACGTCGACGGGAAGCACTTACCGGGGCCAATGTTGTACGGACAGAATGACGCGATCCCCGCTTTCTGGGGTTCGGTCAGCGGCACCCGGATGTTTTTCTCCACCCATGCCAGAGCCTTGTCACGTTCGATGGCATTAACCCGGTCGCATTTTTCCTTTGACAGCTTCATGCCAGGAATAACAGGCTTACCATCCACCAGAATGGCACCACGGCAGATGGTCCAGATCCCCGCACCATCACGGTATGCCGTGGTGTGGTTACCTTCCTTTTCATCCAGAAACTGGTCGAGGATTTCAGGCGCAGAAGCACCTGCACCAATCAGCGCCAGAACGGCAGCCGACAGGCCGTATTTTATTTTTCGTTCATGGGGATTTATCGATTTCTAATCCCTTGATATGTTAGGTATATAATCCAACACTCATGGTCGCTCTCATAAACATATCCCTTGAGACGCAGCAGATTACAACAAATGAAGCCATATAAATGAACAGTAAAGAAAGTTTGCGCAGAAGATTTTTACAACTAATGACAGAAAACGTTAAATCAGAGTTACTTCTTCTGATGGCAGATAATAACGAAGCAACAAGCAGCATTCTTGCAGACCCTTACGGTAAGATCTCACATAAAACGCTGGATATTATTACCACAACATTAACACCGCTGATGCTTCAACGGCTGAAACATAATATCAACGCATGGGTTAATGAAGAATTAAGTCCTCCCTGCTTATGGGATTCTCGTTACGCATGTCAGCAAAAAATGCGAATTTTCAACTTACTATCACCAAAGCTCAGGTAGCCATAAAATCCTGCCCTTCATGGCATACAGGATTTCAATGGAATCACAATGACCAACTCTTGCACAGCTGTATCCCTGACTCCCCGACAACTCAGATTTTCAGTATCTGCTGCTATCTAAAGAGAAAGCGCACAAATGCAAGGGTCTTTCATCACGTCCTGTTATTGATTGCCTGTGACCTTTTCTTACCTCATGGAACGTTTTTTCAGTTAGAAATATTCATTTTACAACCAGTTCGTATTGTTTATTCATCGACTACTCTCCCCGCGCCACCTTACGCTTATCTTCTTTAATCTTGAAATAAAGGTTAGTCAGATACGTCAGCAGGCCAAACAGCAGACTCCCCAGCACACCGATTGCCACCCACTGGGACGGAGAGACTTTGTCCAGCAGCTGCAGTAACCAGTATCCCGTCCCCACCGCTGACGTGGTGTATGACACACCCGTTGTGATTTTTTCCATCTGATGTATGTCTCCGTCACCGCCGACAGAAAATGAAAGTAAAGAAAAACAAAAAAGCCGCCAGTGTCACCCACTGACGGCCAACTCCGGGAGCCGTGATTATGGCATTCAGGCTCTGCTAAAAATGCCAGATAACATTCCGGCCTCCCCTGATTCAGGTTATAAATGACACAATATCTTGACAACACCCGTCACTGTCTGTCAGAAAATATACCGCCAGGCATAAGTATCATGTGAAATCCAACTATCCTTCTGAGCCAGCACCTCTCCACCGAAAGTCAGTGCTGGCTGTTTTTTTCCTTAATAAAGCATCTGTAACTGAAACAATCCGCATATTGATAATATATTGACAGGCATCATTGCTGTCTGTGAAAAATAAGTCTCTACAAACATATAAGGCCTTTTAGCCAGCGTCTTCTTTCAGGTCAGTCGCTGGCTCTTTTTTTATTATGCTGCCGGTGCATTTATCTCCAGCACCAGACTTTCTATCTCAACGCCATACGCTGCAATTTTTTGTAACATCCGTCAGCGTCAGCGCATTCAGTCCCAGTGTCAGACTGTCTTTTATAACCTGGAATGCCGGGCCAGCCACTCCATTCAGTTTCGGAGTAACCGTGGCACTGCCGGCGGTGAACACCAGCTCCAGCGTCTGCCAGTCGTTACCGTAATCGCCGAACTCCCCCAGCTTCGTGTTTCCGGCTTTCCTGTGATGCATCAGATTCACTCTGCCGTCAGTGGTCTGAGTGAAGTACGACATCAGGAACGG